AATGGTTTAACTGTAAGTAGTGGTATAACCACAGATACTTTAACAGCTTCAGGTGCTGGTTCAATAACTGGTAATTTAGATATAGCTTCAAGTTTAAGACATATTGGAGATACAGATACTGAATTATTATTTGGTACTAATGAGATTGCTTTAAAAGCAGGTGGTGCAACACACTTCCAAGCTTCTAGTGACCAAACAACCCGAATATATGGTGGTAATACAGCCGCTATAGTAATTAACGCTTCACAAAAGGTTGGTATAGGAAGTGCTTCACCAGCTGTCAGTTTAGATGTCGGTACAAAAACAGATGCAATCAGAGTTCCAAATGGAACAACAGGAGATAGACCAACAGCAGCTTTAGGTCAATTAAGATATAATACAACCACATCAGAATTTGAAGGATATGCTGATGGTGCATGGGGTAAAATAGGTGGTGGCGGAGATTCATTCGGAACTATCGCTGTTTCAGGACAATCTAATGTAGTTGCAGAACAAGAAAATGATACATTAACATTTGCTGCTGGTACTGGTATTACACTTACAACTAACGCTAGTAGTGATACCGTCACAATTACAAACTCTGCTACTGGAGCAAACGCATTTGGTAATGTTGCAGTAAGCGGACAAACAACAATAGCTGCAGATAGTACGAATGATACACTTACTATAGTGGGAGCAGGTGGTATAACAGCCACAACAACTGCTGGAACAGATACACTTACATTAACTGGCCAAACTTCAATTAATCCATTCACAACAGATTTATTTACTACAGCAAATAATTCAACTACAGCATTTACTTTAAGTGTCACACCACCAAGTGAAAATAATTTAATAGTATTTTTAGAAGGAGCATATCAAAATAAAAATTCATATACATTAAGTGGAACTACTTTAACACTTGATTCTGCTCCAGCTTCTGGTTCAGAAGTAGTAGTTCATATAATACAAAATGGAGTTGTAGGAGCTGGAAATACAGTCGATGAATTTACTGGTAATGGAAGTACAGCAGCTTATACATTATCAGTCGCACCTATGAATGAAAATGGCACATTTGTATATTTAGATGGTGTATATCAAGAAAAATCAACTTATAGCGTTAGTGGTACAACATTAACATTTGATACAAACGTAACAAATGGTCATAGTATAGAAGTTGTCACACCAACCGTCACAGAAGTAAATCAACCAGCTACTGATTCAATTAATGCAATTGGAATGTTTGACGATACAACCATAATGGGTTCAACAGTAACGTCAACAACTTTAACAACTACAAGTGCAAGTACAATTGCAACGCATGCTGCAGCAACATATAGAACAATTAAATATATAGTTCAATTAACACAAGGAACTGATTATCATTCAACTGAAATTAATTTAATACATGATGGAACTACTGTTTATATCTCAGAATATGGAACATTATTTGATAATGCAGTTCTTGGAACATTAAGTGCTACAATTTCAAGTGGGAATGTATTATTACAATTAACACCTGGAAGTAATAGTAGTTTAACAGCGAGGGTTGTTTCAACTGCAATTCCTGTATAAATAGAATAATAAAACGTTGGAGAGTGAAAACGTAAATGGCAAATAAAAATTTCGAAGTCAAACATGGTTTAAGTGTAGGTGGTACAGAGCGTATTACTGCTGCTGGTGCTGGTGCATTAACAAATCTTACATTAACAGGTAATCTTACTGTTCAAGGTACTACTGTCACATTAGATGCTAGTACTTTACAAGTAGCAGATAAGAATATTGTTTTAAATTACCATGCCTCAAATGATACCTCTTCATCTGCAGATGGAGCTGGTATAACTATACAAGATGCAGTAGATGCTTCAAATAATGCAACTATAAATTGGAGTGCATCGAATGATAGGTTTGATTTTTCACATAAAATAAACATACCTACTTTAGATACTGGAACAATTACTAATACTGGTAATTTATCAATGGCAACGGATAATGCCACTATATACATAGGTGCAGATTTAGATTTAAGGCTTACTCATAGCGGATCACATGGGACTATTACAAACAATACTGGCAACCTTACATTAGATGTAGCAGGAAATATTGTACTTGATGCTGATGGTAGTCATATAGTTTTTGCAGATGCTGGTACTGAATTTGGTAGATTCTCTAATGAAAGTACTGATTTAGTTTTATACTCATTAGTCAATGATAAAGATATTATACTTAAGGGTATTACTGGTGGGTCATCTTTTGCAGCTCTTACTCTTGATATGTCAGTCGGTGGACAGCTTAAAGCTGCGCCTTTAGGTGTATCTACCCCAACCTTTGCTTTTAGTAACGATAGTAATACAGGAATGACAAGACCAACAGGCGATACTTTACAGCTTGTCACTGGTGGTACTCAAGCATTGCGTATTGATTCTTCACAAAATGTGTTGGTAGGAAAGTCTGCTTCGGGTGTAGCTACAGCAGGACATGAGTTCTTTGCTAATGGTACTGCTTGGCATACTAGAGCTAGTGGAAACCCAATAGCTTTAAGTAGATTGACTAATGATGGTAATATTCTTGAGTTTTATAGAGCCTCAACGCTTGTTGCAGCTATGGGAGTTGTTTCTACAGATAATATTTATATTGTCGGTAGTTCAGGTGGTACTAAAGGAATATACCTAAATGATGCTGGAATATTGCCAGCTCAATCTGACGGAACAGTTGTTGATAATGCTGTTGACTTAGGGCAATCAGGTTATAGATTTAAAAATCTTTATCTTTCTGGCGCAGCTCAAATAGCTGGAAGTGTCGGTATCGGTACTGCTTCGCCAAGTTATAAATTAGATGTATATGGTACAGATGATATTACTATGCGTATACATAGACCTAGTTCAGGATTAGCATTAACAGATACTTGTGGTATTGGATTCTCACATAGAGGAGATGCAAATACTTCAACCTCAGATACAAGAGCAGGCATATTTAGTACATATAATGGAAGTTTACATTTATGTACAGAACCTGGAGGTAATTTAAATAGTAATCCAGTAGACCATTCAGCATTAACTATTGATGGTACTGTTCAAAATGTTGGTATAGGAACTACGAGTCCAGCAGCTAGATTGCATATATCAGGTAATTCAGATGTAAGTGATGCAGATTGTCAGCTAATTATTGATGATGTTGATGGTTCAGCTGGAAGTAGAATACCTTCAATTCAGTTTAGGTCTAATACTGGAGGTTCAGTAACGAATCAAGGAAGAATAAGAGCCACAGATACTCAAGGTATGGTATTGAGTGGTTCTAGTGCGCAGGGAGATGACTTAGTTGTTCAAGCTGGTAAAGTAGGAATTGGAACAACTTCGCCAGACTATAATTTAGAAGTTGAATTTGCCGCTGGTAATCATACTACCGGAGCTGCCATTACAAACTCACAAGCAGGAGGTTATGGTTCTGCACTAAACTTCGTATCTGAAAGAACCGATAACAACGCGCATACGATAGCAGCAAGAATTAGAACTGAAGGTGGAGATTCATGGAATACAGATGCTTCAACAGATAGCAATTTGAAATTTGAGACAGTATCCGCAAATGCTCTAGCTACGAAAATGACTATTAAGCATGATGGCCTAGTTGGTATAGGAACTGAGAGTCCACAAGTCGGATTACATGTATATGGGGCAAATAATTCAGCAGGAAATTTATGGACAGCTGTTGGGCCAGGTAATGTACCAAGTATTTGTATTCAAAATGCTGGAACAACCAATAATAACATGGCTGGAATATTCTTTAGAGATAATGCTGATATGAGAGCTGCAATTCATTGTAGATTCATTAGTCATTCAAGTGGTGACCAAAAAACACAATTAAGATTTAGTGTAGCTACAGGTAGTGGAAACATCAGAGAAAAAATGACTCTTACAGAAGATGGTCATTTATTAGTGGGTCAAGATACAGCAGTTGGCTCAGGTTCGCCTTCATTCGGAGTTTTTGGTAGAACAGATAGCAATGCCACACTAACAATATTAACTAAGAATGATGGGTACGGATATTTAAACTTTGCTGATGGTCATTCTGGAGCTACAGCCGACCCAGGTTATATAAGATATAATCATAACAATAATGATTTGTATACAAACCGAAATTTTTCAGGTCCAAGTTTTAGTTCAGACGTAAGTAGAAAAGAAAATATTACAGATATTACAGATGGATGGAGTGTAATAAAAGATTTAAGGCCAAGAGCTTTTGATTGGAAAAAAGATGAACTTGAAGATACTCATCTACATGGAATGGGTACTGGCGTAGCAGGATTTATAGCTCAAGAACTAGAAACAGTATTACCAAACGAAGTTCATGGAGTAGAGGGTGAAAAAGGTATAGCTCCATTCGGTATAATAGCTTATTTAGTTAAAACAGTACAAGAATTAGAAGCAAGAATTAAAACACTAGAAGGATAAATAGAAGTATGGCAAGTACAAAAGTAAAATTATTAGATAGCTCAGTTGCAATACCAACCGGTGCAGTTGCTGTAACGCAGTCTGCGTCTGATAATACTACTAAAATAGCTACCACAGCTTATGTAACGACTGCACTTGCTAATCTTTCTGATTCAGCTCCTTCTACATTAAATACACTTAACGAATTAGCTGCGGCTTTAGGCGATGATGCAAACTATGCAACAACAACGACTAACGCAATCGCAGCAAAATTACCACTAGCTGGTGGTACAATGACTGGTAATATAGCACACGCTTCAGACTTTACGATTGACGCTGGCGGAGATATAACCTTAGATGCAGATGGTGGAGATATTATACTTAAAGATGGCGGAACGCATTGGGCTTCTTTATATACAAATGGAACACATACATACATACAGAACATGGTTTCTGATGGCGATGTTTATTTATCAGGCAAAGATGGCAGCTCATTTATAAACGCACTTGTTCTGGATATGTCACAAGCTGGTTACGCAACATTTAATAGTGGTGTATCACTTGGTGGTGAAACAAAACTTGGAGATAACAGTAAATTAATTCTAGGGGCAGGAGATGATTTACAGCTTTATCATGATAGTAGTAATTCATACATAAAAAGTGAGACTGGCTGGCTTAATTTGCCAATGGGGGGTAATGGTCTTTCCATTGCCAATGGTGATTTCTCTGAAATGCTTGCTAAATTTGTAGTAAATGGTGCTGTTGAACTCTACCATAATGGAAGTAAAAAACTAGAAACAAATTCAGGTGGTGCAACAATTACAGGAATTACATCATCAAGCCATCTTGCATTAGGTGGTGCAACTGTAGCAAATAGTTATTTAATAGAAGCGACTGCAGCTGGTGGAAATATAATAAGAAGTACTAGAGGAAGTTCAGTATTTGCTTCTTATCAATCTAATAATTCTCATGTATATCTAGGCACAACATCAAATAATGAATTTAGAATAATTCAAAATGATGGTGCTGCAATAACTATTGATACAAATAAATATGTTGGTATAGGAACAACTGCTCCTGGTGACTACAACTCAGCTGGAAGAAATCTAGTAGTAGCTAGTTCAGGACAATCAGGAATATCAATAGTTGCAGGTACGAGTAATGATAGCTCAATCATGTTTGCTGATGGAACAGGTGGAACAGCAGGATATAGAGGTCGTATCGGTTATGACCATGCTACTGATGATATGGTTTTCCATACAGCAGGCGCAGAAAGAGTTCGAATTTTAGATACAGGAGAAGTTGGTATTGGTGGTGTTCCAAGTGTTGCACCATTAGATATTAAGTCCAGCAACTCGGGCAAATATTTGTACATGGACGATGGCACTAATGTTCTGTTTTCTTTATCGGCCGATGGTACAAGTGCAGGAATTATACAAACTCAAGGCACGGGGTGGAGTTCTTGGAAGCCAATGGATTTAAGAGCTAATTACTTTATGTTTAAGCCGAATAATACAGAAATTATGCGTATTCTGTCGGATGCTGTTGGTATAGGAATCAGCTCCCCGTCAACTCCATTGCATATTCAATCTAACGACGGTACTACTAATTCTGTTAAGAATTTGTTGACTCTTACAACTCTTTCAACAGGAACAACTACTACAGGGTTCGGGCCAGGTATTAACTTCCAAGCAGAGAGAAACAACGGAGTTAATCAAAATGTAGGTGCAATCCAATCAATAGCAGAAACTAATTCTGGTACTAATATATCTTCTGGTATGGGATTTTTTACAAGTTTAGCAGGTGTATCTACTGAAACTCTAAGACTAACTAAAGACGGAAACGCATTACTAAGAGGTGGTAAGACTTCAGATGAAGTTTACATGGACATATTCTCTGATTCAGGTTCGAACAGAGGAGCGGGTTATTTTAGATTCATAACAGATGGTGCTTCAGCAGAACAAAGTGTTGCTCAAATATACATGGAGCAAGGCAGTGGTGATGGAGGTTCTCGTAAATGTAATATGTACTTCCAGGTGTCCGATAATGGTTCACCTACTACAGCCCTTACTATTGCAAATAACAAACAAGTCACTACAGCTGGAGACTTAATAGTCGGTGCTGACGTACAAATGGCTAATGGTAGAGGAATACAATTTAATAGTACTACTCCAGATGGAACAAGTGTAGGTAGCGAAACTTTTGATGATTATGAAGAAGGTACTTGGACTCCAGCTTTTTATACATACAGTGGAGTGACAACATCATCAATAAGTTCATACGCTATATATACAAAGATTGGAAGGGTATGTCATATACACGCAAAAATAACGTGCACGTTATCTTCATTGCCTGGTCAAACAGTCATTATAACCGGCTTACCTTTTGCAGCTGTAAGCTCAGGTGATGGGGGACAAAGAGCAATTATATCGATAGGAGGAGATACTATGAATACAGGTGGAAATACTCCTAAAGCACACTTTAGAACAGACGGCTCTCAATTACAAGGAATCTATTGGAATGCGAGTAATAATACAGCGTATTGGGCTTATAATGGTTTTGACTCATCAACATTTGAGATGCATATAAGTGGAAGTTATACAACTTAACAATAATTATGTCTAGTGGATTCTAGACACGGACAGGAGAAAAAAAATGGCATTAACAAAAGAAATAATACAAGATAAAATAGAAGTTATAGGAGAACATAAATTTGTACAAATCCGTACTGCTACTGTTATCAAAGAAGATGGCGTAGAGATAAATAGGTCTTTTCATAGACACATATTAGATTGCGTATCCTCTGAAAAGAACGAGGACAATACTTGGACTCATGCAGATACAGATATATCTAGTGAGACTTCAGAGGTTCAAGGTATTTGTAATGCAGTATGGACAACAACAGTTAAGAATGCTAAAAAAGCATATAATGAAGCAAACGGATAACAAATGGCATTAACAAAAGTAAAAGGACATATATTAGCTGATGATTTAACATTACCAGCTAGTGCTACGACCACGACACAAAGTGCTTCGGATAATACGACGAAACTAGCTACTACAGCTTATGTAACGACTGCGATAGCCAATCTGGCTGATAGCGCACCAAGTACATTAAACACATTAAACGAATTGGCAGCTGCTTTAGGTGATGATGCTAATTACTCAACTACGACAACTAATGCTATAGCAGCAAAACTTCCGTTAGCAGGTGGAACATTAACAGGTGCATTAACAACAAATGGTGTTGTTAATACTGGAACATCTCATAACTTTGCTCTTAATACTCCAAACTCATTAAGAATTAATATTGATTCTAATAATAGTGCTACAGACCAAATATTTGTAATTGGACATAATCAAACTTCAGTTGATAATAATAATGCTTTGATGACTATTTTAGAATCAGGAAACGTTGGCATAGGAACTTCATCTCCAAGCGATCCTTTAGTTGTACAATCTTCGGGTTCTATGAATGGAGGAGGTACTAATGCCAATTCGTATTTCACTATTACAGATGGAACGTATAGTTTGTATCACGACCCAAATGAAATATTTAGTGATATTGCCGGCACATTTCATATTGGTGCAAATCATTCAAATGGGGCATTAAGATTCCAAACTGGTGGTACTTCAGCCAGAATGGATATTTTAGCGAACGGAAATGTCGGTATTGGAACTAGTTCACCTTCACAAGCACTTCATGTAGCTGGTGGTAGTAGTTCAATGATATTAAATGAATCTACTGATTGGTCATATTTAAGACTTAAATCTCCTAGTGCCAATGGTGGTTATATTCAATTTGCAGATGCAG